TTTCAACTTTGTGATGAAGCGAATCTATTGCAAGGATATGCAACTCGTAATTCAGTTGTAGATACAAGTGAATATCAAATGAAGGATTCAAATACTCTTGTTACAGATTGGACATTAAATCAAAATAACTTGGATGGTGCAGATAATACAAGTTTATCACTAGAGTCAATGACTCGTATCTATAGAGTAGAATATGATGGTAGTATTTGTCAAAGAATTGGTATTAATGAGATAAGTGATATACCTGATGATTCTTCTATGAGCAATATTACTACAGACAAAGCTTTTTACATACATGAAGATAAACTAGGAATCTTTCCTACTCCTACTGAAGTAAAAGAAATCAAAGTATATTATTATTATGTGCCACATAAAATGTTTGTTGATGCTACTGTTGATGTATCAAGTAGCTCTGCAAATGTTACAATGGATTCAACAACTGATGTGAGACCAGGTATGTCTATAGTCGGTGCGAATATTCCAGATAATACTATTGTTAGAAGTATTACTAATACTACTACTATTGTGATTACAGCGAATGCTACAGGCACAGCATCTAATCAGTCGGTTACATTTGGTAAACCAGAGATAGATGATCGTTATCAGAGAATGTTAATATACTATCCATGTTGGCGAGTATCAGAGAGGCTTAGAGACCTCAATTTAATTTCATATTTTAAAAACGAATGGTTAGAGCAAAAACAACGAGTTATTCTTGAAAGACAATCAAGAGATGGCAGTACAATTCTAACTGTTCCTTATAATGACTTTTAATGGCTAGAAAAAGTATAAGAGATTTTTCAGGTGGATTAGTAACATATCAATCTGAATTAGATATATCAGATAATCAGTTTCAAGAGTTTGATAATGCTATCAATACCAAAAGAGGTAGTATTACAAAGAAAGGTTCAAATACCGCTGAATCTAGTGCCTTGTCAGGTACTGAACAAATTAATTCTGAGTTCATACGCTATCGTACTGAAAAAGATGGAAGTAGTAACGATAAAAGCACTGAATGGTGGATTATTGCTAATGCAGATAAAGTGTATAGATCAGATGTTGCTGATGGTACTTCAGGTTCTTGGGCGACAGTAAATACTTATTCTACTTATGGTAGTGAGATGATTACAAATGGCTCGTTATCTTCTAGTAGCTCTTGGACATTTGGCACAGGTTGGGCCTTTAATGCAGGTGAGCCTCCATCAGTTCCTGCTCATGTTTCTTATACATTAAGCTCTGGTGAAGGTGCATTATCTCAAACTAATGCTAATATGGCAGATAAATTAGAGAAGAATAAAATTTATCGATTACAATTTACACTATCTAATATCGAAGGTGGAGGAAAAGCAGATATAAAGATACAGAGCGCAGATTTAAGTGAAACATATATTGATACAACTAGACTTACAGCAACTACACATAATTTATATTTTTCACCAAAAGAAAGTAATGGTGGGATTGCAATTTATTCAGTGACTTCAGCGACATATTCAAGTTACAGAATTGATGATATATCTATAAAAGAATTTCCTAGTCACGACCTTTTGGTGCATAATCAAATACTTAGAATCAGCGATGGTTCTTTTTTAAATGACCCTAAGTGGTATGGACATATTAAAAGAAATGTTTTTGGTCAAGGTATTACTCCTTTAACTCATTACAGATTTAGGACACCCCCAATGGCCGCGGCAGTCAATGCTTGGACATTAGAAGATACAGAATTAACACCTCCAACTGTAGTTCCATTACAGCACGCTTTTGACCAGGAAAATGCAATTGATGCAGCGAATGAAGTAGGTATCTTTGTTTATTTTCCTACTACTGATGGTTTAAAATTAATTGATGATGCTACTGCAAATACATTTAGTAGTAAAGATAAATACACAGTTACATTTATTTATGATTATGTACAAGAAAGTGAATTAGGTAGAGATACTCATGGGGATATAGGTGTTTTTTCACAAAATGCTATTCAAGCTAATCGATGTCCTGGTATCCAATTAGTTGTAAATACAGGTGGTTCTCTTGCTGATTGGAATAAAAGAATTACAGGTATTAATTTATATTGGCAACCCGAAAATGATGTTGATTTTTATTTAGTTGCTACTTATGATGTACAAGATGGTTTTTCAGATGACCCAAGAGCTAAAAATTCAGCAACAGAGTCAATCATTCGTGGTAGTATTACTGCTACATCAAACAATGGTAATTGGATTCCCTGTATAGAACCTTATGGTGAGACAAGCAACGATGTACATGATTTAAGCACTACTGCTAATCAATATACTGCAACTACATTAAAAGGTGCTACTAATTGGTCTAATGCTTCTAGTTTTGCTGCAGACAAAGCAGTTATAGTTGCAGATGCTTTATCATCTAATACCTTAGAACTATTTTCTGCAGAGTTGGAAAAACCAACTACTTACATAGCAAACATAAAATCAATTTCTACAACTACTTTAACTACAGGCCCAACTTCAGGGATAGCAGTAATTTGGGGAAATTGGCAGGGAGAAGGTTTTGCACAGCTAGCAGTAGATTATGATTGGAGTGGAAAAGATGCTTTTGTATGCACTGTTTCTACAGATAAAGTTGCTACCTGGTATCTACCAAACGATGGATTAAAACTTGCTACTTATAACTCACTTACAGGTAGAGCTGCAGAAACTAGATTAAAACCAATTAAGTGGAATACAGCAGCAGTAGTTGGCAATAAAGCGTTTTACGCAAATATAGATTTTAAGGATGAAAATGATCAAACAATTCGTGAAAAGAATCGCATTGTCTTTACTGATAACTTTAAGCTCGATGAGGCCGTGGTGGGAACAAAGTTTCTTGATGTTGGTAAGAATGATGGGGATGAAATAACTGCTTTACATTCTGCACAGAATAGATTATATGTATTTAAAACAAGAAACATATATGTTTACAGAATACAAAGCGCACAATCAGTAAATTTTATTTTAGAAAAACATATAGCAGGGATTGGATGTTTACATAAACACACAGTGATAGATACACCTTTTGGTATTTGCTTTGCTGATAATAGGCAAGTAAGTCTAATGCGTGGTACAGAAATATCAGAATTATCTTTATTAATAAGAGATACATATCAAGCATTAGACCTTCACCCAAACTCTGGAGGATTATCTTTAGGTTATCATGCTAACATTAATACACTAATTGTAAATTATGATTCTACAGCTACAATGTATGCTTATAACTTTGATACTCAGTCTTGGTCAAAGTTTGATGATTTTACAGGGACTTTTCAAAGTCAATTTGTATTGTCAGATAATCAAGAATTGCAAACATTTAATACTGGTACTACTAAGGTAACAAATGTATTTAGTAGCACTACAAATGATTCAACATCTACAATGCTACTCAAAACAAAAAGGTTTGACTTTGGATTGCCAGATCAATTTAAACGCTTTACTAAACTACATATCACTTATAAAGGTAGTGGTACTGGAACTGCCATGTCTTATAAGGTGTATATAGATGGTAGTGATACAGCATCTATAACTCAAGAAATGGTTGAACATACTACATTGCAAACACATTCTACTATTATTAATGAACTAGGTAAAAGCATTGAGATTGAGATATATGGAGTAGAAAGCAATGTTCGTATCGATGGTATTGAAATTGACTATGATATAGAGGGGGGTAATCCATAATGGAAGAAACTATTGAAACACTTACTGATGGTAAGCAAGATAAGATTTTTAACCTTAAACAAGGATTTTTTAGTCCTCAAGAAGGTAAAGACACAGATATTGGAATATGCACTAAAGAAGGGAAGTTTTACTTAGCAGTAAAGCTAAACGAAGAGTGGCATTTCTCAGAAATTAAAAAAGCAAAGGATTTATAATGGATAGATATAGAATAAATAATAATGAACCTTCCAAAACAATACAGGTTATTGATAATGAAACAGGTAAGGTATTAAAAAGTTGGAGTTATAGACGTTTTGAGGGCCAAGGTGTCACTCAAAATAGAAGAATAAAAAATGCAAACTCTAACGCAATCAACTATATACAATCCTTACAAAATAAAATATCTCTTGCAGGTGATGAGGCTACTTATAACCCTGAAACTGGTCTTTATACAACAGCAGATGGTAAATCATATGAAAGTTTAGAGGAAGCTAGAACTGCTTCTGAAGAATCTCGTAGAATGGCACAGCTTGATGAAACAGAAGCTAAGACCGAAGAAAGTATTGGTGAACTTGAAAGTCTTATTCAAAGGTCTAGTGAAGCTCAAAAAGATATAGCTGAAAGAGTTGGTGCTAGGCAGCAAGGCCAATTATTAAGTCAGTTAGAACGCTCAATACTAGGCACTGGTGGTGAAGCTCAAACATTAGAAGCATTAACTCCAGGTATTCAAGAAAGAGCAGAAAGAAGTTTATTAGATAGACTTACTGGTATTGAAGCTCAAACTGCACAACAATTACAACAAGTTCCAAGATTAGCAATAGGACAAGAAAATACAATGGCAGGCTTACAACAAACTCAACAGCAAATACAAGATCAAATGTCAAGAGCTATTATGGGAGAAGAAACTTCTAGGGCGCAAATACAAGCAGGGATAGATAGTGGCCCAGAATGGTGGGAAAGTGTATTAGGATCTGCTGCACAAGGAGCAGGCGCAGCTTTAACATCTTATGCTTTAGGTAGTGACATAAGAATCAAAGAAAACATCAGTCAGGTAGGTTCATTAGATAATGGCTTACCTGTATATCTATTTAACTACAAAGGTAATAAGACACCTCAGATCGGTTTAATGGCTCAAGATGTTGAAAAGGTCAATAATGAAGCAGTAGTTGAGATAGATGGTATTAAACATGTTTACTACGGAAAGGCAGTTAAATAATGGCTTTTAAATTTAAAACAAAGAAAAGACCATCATTAGGTCAAGCTATTGCAGGTGGCTTTGCTCAAGGTGTAAGTGCAGGATTGCAAAGAGGTGCAGAACTTAGTTTGCAGGATAGGCTTAAAAAGAAAGAAGAGTTTAACGATTTAAAAAAAAGATTACCTCAGTTAATTAATTTAGCAGGATTAGAAGGTGATGATTATAAAGCAGCTCAA